TTGTGTTGCTTCTTTCTTTTTCATAATAAATAATTATATCGCCATTAACAATTTTAGTAAAGTTGTTTAAATTAAATTGTTCACTAATTAATGTGTCACCAATTTTAGTGATTAATATTTTTTTATCATTTTGTGCTTTAGGTAAGCTTCTTGGATGGGATATTGATGAGTTTATTGTTAAAAATAAATTACCCGATTTAGATTGATTAACCCAAAAATGATAGTCAATACCTATTAAATTATCGATAACTAAAATTGATCTATCTTTATTTTCAAATTTTTTAGGTTTAGATAATATTTCTAAACAAACTTTAACTATAGTTTCAAGTACTTCAACCATGGAATTTAAAATTTCCTGAATAGGTTGTCTACCATATTTTGAATTGCTAATGGCTAAATTTGAATGGTCATTATAAAATATATCGACATTGATACCCCCAACATCGTACCTATCTAAAAGCTGTTTTCTTTCTAATATTATATTTTTTACGACTTTAAGTAATTTCATATTATTATAAATATAAAAACCCCCCTAAAAATAGGAGGGTTTCGTAAGATTATTTCATTTATTCAATTGAGGTTATCAACCCGTGTCGACACACCCGACACCCGGCGTTCAGATTGTTAGTTAGGATTGCTGACATCCTTGTTTTCAGTAGTGTTATCCACATCAACAGTACAAAGATATTAAAGTTTTTGGTTCTACCAAAACATTTATAATCTTTTTTTTAAAAAAATTTTCATTGACAGATTATAATAAATACCCTATATTTTACCTATGTTAAGTTATATTGGAGGTAAGAGTAAAATTGGAAAGTGGATTGTCCCTTTCTATGATAAAGATATGGAAGTCTATTTAGAGACTTTTGGTGGGATGTTTTGGTGTTTCTATAATATGGACCTAAAACAGTTCCCAAATCTTAAAAAAGTGGTTTATAATGATTTTAATCCACTGAATTATAATCTATTCAAGTGTGTTCAAAACCCAACTGAATTGTTAAGAGCAATAAACTCTATTGATTGCCAAAAACAAGGTGTGGAGATTACTCCTGAAATTTATAGAAATCAATTTGTAAGCTTTCAGGCTGAAGTTTTTAATGAAGGTTTCAGCGTAGAACCTGGCGATTACGAGGTGGCTGCTAAATACGTTTATATTCTAACACAAGTATTTAGCGGGTCAAAACCTGAAACATCAAATTTTATTGACCTAAAAGGAAAATATAAATCAAAATACCTTACCTTTAGAGATAAATTATCAAAACCTGATTGGGTAGACCATTTTCTAAAGATTACTGATGTAGAAAATATGGATTTTGCCGATGTAATTAACAAATATGACTCACCATCTACTTACATCTATTTGGACCCACCTTATTGGAAAACTGAGAATTACTACTCTAATCATGATTTTGATAGACAAGACCACGAAAGATTGGCAAATGTTTTACATAATGTCCAAGGTAAATTTTCATTATCATATTACGATTTTGACTTATTACATCAGTGGTTTCCTGAAGACCAATACACTTGGGTTAAAAAAGAGTTTGCAAAAGCTGCCGCAGCCAAAAAAGGAGAGAAACAAAATATGGGTGAAGAACTCCTTATTATGAATTACTAATTAAACATTTTTCTTAACTTTGTAATATTTATATAATAAATTACACGACAATGGCTATTAGATTTACCAACATCCTTAAAGATTTGATTATTGAGAGTTCAAGATTTCAAGTCTTATTTGACAAATTCGTAAAACCAAAAGAAAAAGGTAAAAAAGGTATGATGCCTTTTGAGACTTTATTTGCAATTATTGCTGCGGACCCTACATCTAAATTTCCACAAGGTATGGACATCGATAATTCCAAACCTGAGGATATGGACAAAGTTAAGATTGGTAAGTACACCCAATGGTTACTTAAAAACTTTGTAATCCCAACAAATTTGGACGTTGAACCTGACTCACCAAGATATAAAGGGGCTTATCAACAATACCAAGAGTTATTTATGGAGGACTTGTACAAAGTTACAGGTGACCTTCAAAAATTTGAAAGATTTAAAAACAGATTACCACAAGAACTTCGTGATATTAATAAGTTAACCCCTGAAACACTTTACGATAATGTAAAAGACTTCAGTTTAGAAAAAACTAAAGCAACCAAAGACGAGAAGAAAGAAGCATCTAAAACATACCAACATCCAGGTGCTGAGATTGTTTATCGTGGTACTGATTGGACTATCGCTAAAATCGAAGATAAAGGTCAACTTGGTAAAGACGCAGCTTGTTTCTATGGTGGTTCATACCAAGAACCATCTAAAGGTGAGACAAGATGGTGTACATCCTCACCGGGACTTACTTGGTTTGATAGATACATTAAAGACGGACCTTTATATGTGGTAATACCAAACAAAGGTCAAAAACACACAGGAGATAGAGAATTTGGTGATGTATCTGGTCTTCCGGCACTTCGTTACCAATTCCACTTCCCATCTAATCAGTTTATGGATCCATCGGATAGACAAATTGATTTAGTAGACTTCTTAAATACAAATGAAGAAGGGATGAAAGAATATTTCAAACCACAATTCATGAAAGGTTTAAGTTCTAACGAAGGTAAAAAAGTGACAGTTAATTATCCTGGCGATTCATCGTCTAAATTTATCGCACTTTACGGATTCGATGAATTTTTTGAAACGTTACCTGAAAATATCCAAAGACTTGAGTTTATTGCCAAATCAGGTTCAAAATTAGATTTAAACATACCGGCAACTATCGGCAACTTTAAAGAACTTACTGCTCTTCACTTAGTTAGTTGCGTGGCGTCTATCCCTGAAAGTATTTGTAACTTACAAAAACTTCAGTTCTTATCGTTACCTGACAATCCTAACATCCAAATGTTACCTGATTGTATTGCACAAATGCCAAAATTATCTGTTGTTAATATGAAAGGAAGTAATCAAAATTCCATACCACAAAGTATAAAAGATAAAGTGGAAATGGATGATTTACATCTTTTTGTTTAATTATTTGTAATTTTTTTATTACATTTGTTTTTGATAAATAATTAAGTATGAGCAAAATTGATATTGATATTTACATGAACAATTTCACAGGATTTTTTAAAAAAAATCCAGACCAATTAAATATACTCATAGGTAAAATTGAACCTGAACTTTTTTTTTCTGAAATAAAAAAAATAACTGAAAAAAATTTAGAAGATGATAAGGAAATTGCACCGACCAGAACACAAATAATAGAATTATTAATAAAATTAAATATTAATAAAACTGAAAGTGAGTTGTCAAAAGTGGTGAATCCATTTATTGATCATCATATGGGTAAAATATTTATGAATTAATTAAAAATTTAAATCCTCCGGTTGAATAAGTCGGAGGTTTTTTGTATCTTTGTTCTATGTTAGAAGTAGAAGGTAAAACATTTCATAAGTTTATTGAGAAAAAAAACTACAGAGTTGATTTGTATCACAACTTTTGTAATGTCGATGATGCATCAAGAAATGATTTTGGTCTGTATTATATTGGAAAAAAACAAGAAAGATATTATAGCGACACCCAACTTTTTTCTGAGGAAGAATTTGTAAAACATTATGGTAATCCTTGTGCTGCAGTTTTTATGGATAGATATAGATTCTTTATTGAAGAAAGCGATGACAAAATTTCCATAAAATATCAAATTTATCATAAAAGTAGAAGAGTTGGTAATAAGTTTTTTGTTGAAAGAAAATCCACCAACTATATATCATTTAACTTCAAAACTAAGTTATTTTACTCAGGAAGTTTTCATACAAAGAAAAAACAAAAAAGAGGTTCTAGTATGAAAGTCAACCCGACTTATAATGCTGTACAAAGTTTTTTGTATAATGTTCACTTGGACAAAAATGTCAAACCACAAGGTCATTTTTATTTCTTTTTAGAAAGAATTTGGGATCGAATGGGTATTGAAAACCCACAGAATTTTGAGTGGGATTCACCTGAATCATTTTATAGTTTAACTTTTTATTTAGTAAATCAAATCAAAGTCCCAAACAACTGGAGAAAGTTTACCCATATGTTTATTTCAAAAAAAGATTTGAGATTATCAAATATGAATTTGGTCGATACCGTGATGAAACAAATCAACATGAAAGGATCTAAAGTAAAACAAATTCTAAACGAAATGGAATGGGTTGATTTTGATAGAATGTATTTTATGTATCATATTTTAGGAATAGATAGATTCAATAAAATTGAAAACAAATATTTTGATGAGCTCTTTTCAAATTCATATCCAATGCCAATGGAAGATAAAAAAATGGGAAGATACTTCGAATGTTTTTATCGTCAAAATAATCAATGGTTACAAAATAGAATGTCTGTTAGATTAACACCAAAAGAAAAAGATAGAATTTTAAACATTATAAACTACTTTGATGCGGATAAATTTAGAACCTTATTGGACCATTTAGAAATGAAAAAGGATCTAAATAATTTGGGTGAAGATGTAAAATTTAAGTTTACCAACATTAGTAGTTTTAATTTAGAACACGAAGAGTTTAGTCGTCTTTTACAATCATACAGAAAAGGTGAAGTTGAAAGACATTATGGTGATGTTGATAGTTTAGAAACTCCTATCGAACACCAAGGTGAAACATATTACCCAGTTCTTTTAAGAAAAACTATGGACTACGAAAAAGAATCACAACATCAAAGAAATTGTGTTCGAGGATATTCAGAAAGACCTGATTGTTTGATTTTTTCTATTCGTAAAGAATCAACAGATGGTGATGACAGAATTACAGTTGAGTATCAGTATAGAAAAAATGAGATCTTGAATGTTCAAGAAAGGGCAAGATTTAACGAAACACCATCATTAGAGTTTTCACAAGTTGCTAAAATCCAACTTGCAAATATCAACCTTCTTTATAAACTTGGAACTTTAAAGTTACCAAAGTTGATTAAAAAATATCGTAGTGGTAAAGTTATTGAACAAGAATCAACGTTTAGAAGTTTGGAACACGAAGGAACTAAAGTGATTGCAATGACACCACAATGGGACACATATACACCTGAACTTTCATATTGGCAAAATGATATGTTGATGGCTTTAGAGCAAGAAGCAATACCGGATAATAACTGGTTTGATGAATTACCATAATTATTTAATATGGAAAAAAAACAACAAATACCTGAACATGTTTTTGATTTGTTCAAAAACAAATATGAGATTCCTATTTATCCTAACATTATTAGGACTAGAAATATTACAAAAAATGGGCTAGATATATTAATTAATAAGAATAAACTTATTTGGACATCAACAATTTATGATGGGGGAGTATTTAATTATATTGAAGGTTGTGTTGGTTGGGGACCCAATCCCGTTTTAATATATTTTCAAAAACTAGAAAATGAATCAACATATAAACTATTTATTTTAACATCTGATTTGAATAATATAAGTTTATTATTAACAGGATTAACTAAATTTTTTACAATAGATAAAATATGAAAATTGCAGTAGTTTACACAATGAAAGGTTGCCCACACTGTGGACACATTAAAGAGGAGCTTAGAAAAAATAAAATAACATTCATAGAAAGAGATATTCAAGAATATGAAGAAGAATATGATGAATTTGTAAAGGTTGTTGAAAATGAGTATGTACCCGCTTTAATGCTATTGACTTTGGATGGTGATGATAATGCTCATGACGTACAACTACTGGCCCCCGATAGAGATTTTCAAGATATATTTGAGGGTGTAGATTTAGTTAAAAACTATCTTTTAGACTAATACAAAATCATTGATATAAGTTAGTTTATTAAACGAGTAATTAGTCTCGACGCCCAAGATTTCATTTTCTAAACAATAATTATCTTTGTAAATATCCTTTAATTTTTTAAATTCAAATGGGAAAACATCTAAAATTAAAGACTCCAACCAATCCGTTTTTACTATGTAGTCATCATTAGTTAATTTTAAGATAACATTTAAATTATCCATTTTATTTATATTAACGTCAGAATAAAGAGAGATAGTCATTCTTTTACCTAAACCAAGTTTAAATACGTGATTTTTTATTGACCGTAATAGAAAATAGTATAGTCTCATCTCATTTGATAAACCATAAATCTTTTCAGAAACATATATCTCCTGAGAAAAATCAGATTTTATTAAGGTATAGTTGGGAAATTTTTTTTCTAATATAGAAATAACTGTTGAAATTTTTTCAGGTTGACAGTCGTAATATATATGTTTAGTTTCTTGTTGTATTTTTAAATTAAAATAAATCTTTTCTTTTGTATATGGGTTTAATTCTTCCTTTAAAGATTCATTTATTTTTTCTATTGTTTTATCAAATGATAAATTTAAGTTTAATGGTACAATAAAAAAATTCCTGACGTTAACAACTGAAATATCAGTTTTAGCATCAGGAAGTTCCTCGTTTATTTTTTTTACTATTAAGTTTGCAAATATGTTACATAGATTTTTACCATCTAAAAAATTGTAGAATTCAATATATCCCATTTTATTTTTGTTAGTGTTTATTTTAATTAATCTTATTGAAAATAAAAATTAAGTTAAACACTTAAACAAAATAATTACTTCTTGTTATAATATTTTTCTACTATTTTTGTAACCGCCTTTTTAATGGTCTCATTATTTGTTTGTGTTTGAGTTTGTGTTTGTGTTTGAGTCTGTTGCTGGTTATTTTTACATCCGCATCCCATGGTTAAAAATTTAATTATTTATTTTGTGACGCATTTGACTGGTCTTGTTGAGTTTGTTCTTGTTGTGTTTGCTCTTGAGCTTTTTTACATCCGCATCCCATGATTAAAATTATTATAAAGTTTATTTTTTATATAAATATTTTGTTTTATTATAATTTATGTGACGTTACGAATAAATCAATTCTTTTTTTAGATATTTATAACATATGTCATTAAATCAGATAATAAAAAAGGTAATTAAAGAGCAGACTGAAAACGTTGTAATACTTACACCAGAAGAGTTCGAAGAAAATTTGGTATACTTCAACAGTGATGTTGCATTATTAAAACGATATTATAAAAATAAAGACATAATAATTAAAGGCAACTTGGATTTATCTAGTAATAAAGAAATAAAAAACCTTAACGTTATTTCTAAAATCGAAGGTAATTTAAATATTCAACATAGTAGTGTAGATGTATTTGATGATAATAAAGCACGTAGTGTTTCTGATTATGCTAGTGAAAGATATCGTATTAAAAAAAGAGAAATACTAAGACAAAAAATTGAGTATTTAGATGAACTAAGAAAGAAAGATGCTTGGAATATTCAAAATGGGGAAGAAATATCTTATCAAACTGAAGCTCTTTATAAATATTTAGACGAAAATGGTGATATAAGTTACTATGATGATGGCGTTAATGAAGAAGAAGTAGTTGAAGACAAATATTTTATTTATCCTGAAAAATATAATCACTATGGTGGTAGAATGTTTACGTGGTTAGGTGATGACAAACACGAATCCGAATACATTGTTTATAATGAAGATAAAATAGAATATGCAGCCAGTGAGGCAATACAATCAAGAATAGATGAACTTGGTTATGAAGCATTTAGTGATTGGCTTTGGGAAGACAACTTAGATTATGATGAGGTTAGACATTATCTAAGAGAGTACGTATCAGAATCAATATATGATGACCCTGAGAATTGGGGGTTAGAAAAACAACTTTCTGACAACCAAGAAAAAATTATTACGGTATACAAACAAAAAATTGAAAAATTATCTCAAAAACTACGAAGTGAAGATTTAGATAGTGAGACCACAAAAGAATTATACTCTGAAATGGAAGATATCTATACCATAATAGAAGATATTAAAGAAAACCCTGAAGGGGGTTATGATGAAGAAGATATTGAATCAGTGATAGATTCATACGTTGATGATAATGAAGATAATTTCATTGGTTTTTTAAGAGACCAAGGTTTCGATAATGAAGAAATTTTGAATTTTGTGGATATTGAAGCTATTAAAGATTATATAATTAGAAATGATAGTTGGGGTGATATTATTGGAAGTTATGATGGAAGTGAAGAAGAATATAATATCAATGGACACATCTATATTGTAATGAGATACAATTAATTTATTTACAGACCAACTTATTTTCTTATTTTTAATTTCATGGATACAAACTGGATATTTCAGGAGCCTATTGATTTTGAGCACAAACAATATGTCCTATTAGATTTCTTACAAAAAATGGATAAACAACTTCAAAATTTGAAGCTTTACCCCAATTTCCAACAAATATCATTACACCTTGCTAGTATTAGTCTTATAACAGAAAAGGGTCAATATTTAACATTAAATAGAACACTTAAGGATCCGGATGATGAAATATTAATATCTGATTTAATTGCTAATAACTTACCTTTATTCACTAAAGATGACATATTAGAAATTTATAAAGTTTGTGTTTTTTCTAATGATAGGATAAAAGATTTTTTTAATCAGGCAAAGGCCTTATGGGATGTTGCTAACGACTCAATATCTATAGAACCAATACAAAATATAAAAAATATAGAACCAAAACAGGGATTATTCTACATTGCCGATAATGGGGGTAATCATCTTTATGAATTCGTAATTAAACCAATCAAAAAAGGAGTTATAGAAACAAAATGTATAATTAAAAAAATATGTAGTTGTAATGAAGATGAATTTGAAAAAAAAATTTTAGAGATAAAAAGACCGTTAATAAAAAATATTAAAAATCCTGACACATACAAAAATTTAATATTATTCAAAGTACATCACACCAACCAATTTCCATTTAAAGAGACACTTCTTCCTATTGCAAAAAGAAAAGTCATGAACTACATGATACAGTCTAAATTAATTAAGAATAAAGATTTGACAAAAAAATATTAATAATTTATATTTTATATATGACAGAAGTTGAAGTTTACCAAAAATTAAAAGAACTAACAAAAACATACCCTAATGACATGGAATTAGGTAAAAAAGTTAGAGAATATATCAACAGTTTAAAAGAAGTTAAAAAAGAAAGAAATGGGGTTCAATAAAAGATTTATCAGTAAAGAGCACATTTTAAAAAATTTACACCATATAATGGAATACCTTAATGCCGACGCTGTTTTCACTACGGACGAATTTTCTCGTGCCGTATATCGACTTTTTAATAGTGGCGAATCTAAAGAAACAATAATTAAATATATAAATCAAAATAAATGAAAGTTAAATTAGAATATGTTTGGATAGATGGTTACAAACCTGAACCAAACCTTAGAAGTAAAGTTAAAATTGTAGAATACGAATCAATTAAAGATGCAGTTCAAGTAGGTAAATTACCTGTTTGGAATTTTGATGGGTCATCTACAAATCAAGCAGATACTGGTAATTCTGATAGATTATTAAATCCGGTCAGAATTTATACAAGAAATAATTTTCCTTTAAAAAATAGTACAGTTTATGTTTTATGTGAGGTATTAAATCCTGATGGGACACCTCACGACACCAATAAAAGGGCCGAACTTAATGGAGAACAAGAAGATTTATGGTTTGGGTTTGAACAAGAATATTTTATTCGTGAAGAGATTAACGGAACTATTTTAGGACACAAAAGAAATATTTTAAAGGGTCAGGGCGAATATTATTGTGGTGTTGGGCATAATGTTGTTGGTCGTGATTTTGTTGAGGAACATTTAGATATTTGTTTGGAATACGGAATTAACATTACTGGTACAAATGCTGAAGTGGCATTAGGTCAATGGGAATACCAAGTTTTTTCAAAAGGAAAATTAAAAGGTGGCGATGACCTTTGGATGAGTAGGTACTTCCTATATAAAATTTCTGAAAAATATGGATATCATATTGATATACACCCAAAACCTTTGACTCACGGAGAATGGAATGGTTCAGGATTACATACTAATTTTTCTGATGATAGAATGAGAAATGAAGGAGGTTACAAATTTTTTGAATCTATATTCAACTCCTTTGGTTCAAGACATGAAGACCATATTAAAGCTTATGGTTCTAATAACAATTTACGACTTACAGGTGAGTATGAAACACAATCTATTGATAAATTTATTATTAAGTGAATATAGAGAAGAAGAGGCCGAATAATGGATAAAGAATGTGTATGTGGTGGAACAGGGCCTTGTCAGTGCCCACCACCAAAAGTAGAACAAGTTAATCACCCAAAACATTACGGAGGACAAAATAACCCATACGAAGCAATCAAAGTGATTGACGCTTGGGGTTTAGGATTTAGTTTAGGAAATACAGTAAAATATATATCACGTGCAGGAAAAAAAGGAAAAGACAAAGAACTTGAGGATCTCAGAAAAGCCCTCTGGTACCTCCAACACCACATCGAAACCCTTGAAAAAAACAGGTCTTGATAAAGAGATAAGTGTGTTGGATGCAATAACAACACCAAACGAATTAATCCGTGAAACCCTTATTAACTTTATGTGGGGGTTTCTTGGAAACTCTATTGTTGTATTTGCGGCAAAAGAACTGGACTTTTTAGTTTTAATTAACTATATTGTCTATTATATATTAATTTCTTATATTGTTAATAGAAAAAAGTATGAAACAATGTTGGGTAAATTTATAGTTTTACCGGGTTCGGCAGCAATAGGTGCATTTACAGGGTATAAATTGGCTCAAATAATTGCTCAAACACTATAACTATGAAAAAGTGGGACCCAAACGACTTTCAAGGTAAGTCAGAAAAAAACTATGAAACAAGTTATAGGATTTTATTTGGATGTATTGTGATTGGTACAATAATACTAACATGGGGATTAATATATGAATTATTAAAAATAATATTTTAAAATGATAGAAACAGGAAGAATTATAAACGGAGACTGCGTTGAGGTAATGAAAACATTACCCGAAGGTTGCATTGACTTAATTGTAACATCACCACCTTATGGTGTTGGTATTGACTATGATGTTCATGATGATGATGTTGAATTTGAAGAGTACAAAGTATTTGCCAAAAATTGGTTAACAGAAGCATACAATGTTTTAAAAGATGATGGTAGAATTGCCCTTAATATTCCTTATGAGATTAACAGACAGAAAAAAGGTGGACGTATCTTTTTTGTATCTGAAATGTGGCAAATCATGAAAGAAATTGGTTATGGTTTCTTTGGTATTGTTGATTTAGAAGAACAATCACCACATAGAAGTAAGACTACTGCTTGGGGTTCTTGGATGAGCCCATCAAGCCCATATATCTATAACCCAAAAGAATGTGTTATATTAGCTTACAAAAAACAACACATTAAAAAAGTTAAAGGTGAGCCACAATGGAAAGGAGTTCCAACCGAAATAGAACAAGAGGATGGAACATTAAAGAAAAAAATAGTTTATGAAGAAAACGATAAGAAAGAGTTTATGGAACTTGTGTTTGGTCAGTGGAATTACTTTGCAGATACTAAATCACTCACCAAGGCAACGTTCTCGATGGACATTCCTACCAAGGCGATTAAGATATTATCCTACAAGAACGATATAGTATTAGACCCATTTTCTGGAAGCGGTACTAGTTTAGTTGCGGCACAAGTATTAGACCGAAGATGGTTGGGTATTGAACTTAGTGAAAATTATGCAAAAATATCACAAACAAGAGTTGATTACTTCAAGACACTTGAAACAATAACAGAAAACCCAATTTAATTGGGTTTTTTTATTTTACAGGGTATTTATTAGTATGAAAATTATTATAACGGAAAGCCAATATAAAATGCTGATTAAAGAATCGGGTATTAGAGATATTAATAATCTTGCTAAAAGATATAAAAAGGCTAAAATTTATTTTCATCAAGACTTAGATGGGGTGACAACTGCGATTGCCATGAAGAACTATTTGGAGCAATATGGTATTGATGTAGTTGAATGTGAAGTAATTCAATATGGGTCAAAAGAGTTTGCAATTAAAAAACCAGAAGGAGAAGGTAACGTAATGCCTGTCCTTGTGGATTTTGCACACGGTAAACCAATGTTTGTCATACATACAGACCACCATGATAGTCAAGCGGGGGTTGAAGACGACACAGCGACTAGCTTTAAAAGTGCAAGATCCAATGTTGAGACTATTTCACAAGTTATTTCACCAAAAGAGATTTTCCCATCTGATGATATTATGTTGATATCAACAGTAGACTCTGCAAACTTTGCTGTAAACAAAATCACACCTGAAATGGTTATGAATTTCTTATATAATTTTGATAAAGATAGTTCGTTAAAGAAAAATAAAATGATGATGGGACTTGTAGTTAACAAATTATTGTTGGCTTACAAAAACAATCCTAACTTCTTGGAAACTTTGGTAATGAAATCAAAACCAACATTACTTAGTATATTAAACAATATTAAGGCAATGGCTAAAGAACAAGGTTATGCCACAGTCGAAACAATGACACAAAACCAAGAAAAATTCTTACAAGCAAGACAAAAAGAGGGTGTTATTGAAAAAACAGGTAATGTTATTTCTCAGTTTGGGCTTGGTAGTATGAAAAAAGGTTCATATGATAGGTACGTACCATTTAGATTGAATCCTGATGCTGACTTTTTAGTTACAGGTCTTGGAGGTCAAGTTGGTATGGTTCAAGCATCATGTAACCCATTCAAAGAAGAAAGAGCGCTTAAAGGAATAAATTTAGGTGAAATTAAAGATGAAATACCAGAGTCAGTAGGATTTACATCAAAAGATATGATGGCACTTTATGGAAAAATGCCTTCATTCGACCCTGAAAAACAAACTATTAATGGTTATGACTTCTTAATGGCAAACTCAGGTGGACATAAGTGTATTACAAATATCTCAGGCATTAACTTCCTTTATAGTGGATATGACAAACCTTACACAAAAGATTTACCGACAGAAACGTTACCAATTGCATTTTATGAAGGTGGTAATAACTTTATTAAAGACATTAGACAAAAACTTTTAAGATTTAGAAAATTGTCTGAAAAACAAATTGAAGTGGCGCTTAACCAAATGAGAAGAGAAGGTATTGATGTTGAAAATGTGCCAAACCAAAAAGAGGCAAGAACATATTCAGATTTGGTAAGAGAAATGAAAGATGCGTTTGTTGATATCCTTAATAAGAAAATTAAAAATAGTTAATACAAAGAAGTTCTGACTTTATCACCTTCCTTAATACCTAATTCATCACATACCCCACCATCTATTTCTAAAACTCTATCACCATAACCTGAATAATAGTCACAGTTTGTTTTATCGTCACAAGGTTGACAATTACGATTAATTTTTGTTATAGTATCACCATCAATCATAATAATATCTAAAGGTATTAAACAATTATACATCCAAAACTCTTGTTCGGTTTTTTCTGGCATCATAAAAACCATACCATTAAAATTATGATTAAACGTTTGATTCATCATACCTGATGTTATTGAGTCTGTTGTGTTACAAACTTTACATTTAAAGACGTTATCGTTGATGTTTATTTTCATATAATATAAATACTATAAAAAAAAATAAAAAAAATTAATTATTTTATGTTTTTTTGGTATGTGAGGATATATTTATAAATACCTTAACAAAATCAAATTTTTTTTATTGGTAAGTTGACAAATCAAAATATTAGTATTAAATTTGTTAAACAATTAGGAAAAGTCCTAATAAAATAGTTGAAATATTAACCATTAAAACTCTTTTTATGAGTGAAACTGTAGTTATTGAAAATTTAATTTTTTCTTACTATGGACAAGATGGGAAGAAGTATTATACCCCCAGTGCTGAGTTTGCAACCGCACAGGCAAATAAATACGGAACCCACGATGTTTTTGTAGAGAAATTTTAAA